AAAGATGTAATAGATAATGAGATACACAACTCTAACATAGGTAAGAGATTTCAAGAAGATATTATAGATAATCTTGATGATTATGATATATATGATGGCTCTTATGAGTCTTCTTGTATGTAAGAAATAGAGGACTGTAATGGTCCTCTAATAATCTAACAGAGTAAACTGTATCAAATCAATGTAAAACATTAGTTAGACATTAATAATAATTAGTTTCAATTTGGAGGGGGAAGTAGTGTTATAGCTACCATTGCTTCCCTGAATCCAACAAATAATAACACTCAAATGAAATCATTAAAGAACTATAAGTATAAAGTATTTAATAAAGAGCATAAACTAATAGCTGAGATTGGAAGAGTATTCCAAGCTGTTAGTAATTATGATATAATAGAACAAAGAGATAAGATAGACCTTGGTCTGTCATTAATAACCAACTACCAAGAACAGATAGATAAACTCAAGCAAAGATCATTGAAAACTGACATGTATGTCTAACTAACAATACCATAACATAGTAATATGTTAATACTTGAGTGGGTTAATACCTATTCTGTTTGAGTGAGTAGTGATTAGGGGAATAGGAGTCAAGTGCTTCTATTCCTTTGATCCATTAATAATAGTATAATATGAAAATAAGTAATCAAACAGCAAGAAAATTAATAGAACCTATAATAAATAAAGATATAAAGAATTGGAGAATAATATTAGATGCTATGAAGCATTGGTTATCAGATGTACAAATGGAAATGTTATTAGAAATAATACATAATGATGGGTTTACAACACACCAAATAGGTGATATAGTTAAATTTAAACCTGAATCGTGGCATTTCAAAGATCAAATAATGCATGATATAATGAAAGATTGGCAATTAATGGATAGCAGAGGATATATGTATGGAAAAGTAGTTGGTGATTGTGGTTATGATGATGGATATAATCCTTTTCATTATAAATTAATGCTAAAAGTATATTTACATGGTGATGATATAAATAAAAAAGACATAAGAATCGTTGATCATTCAGTAGATAATACTGAACTATTTGCCACTAAACTACCAATAGCATGGAGAGATACAATAAAGAATTTGGAATAGTTAGTAAAGAAATACTAACTGATCCAGAATTATCAATGCAAGCTAAAGCTGTTTATGCTATACTATGTACATATTGTAACAAAGAAAGAACTTGTTTTCCTTCTATAAATACTATTGCTGATTTATGTGATGTAAATCCACGTACAATTAGTAGAAAAATTAAAGAATTAAAACAAAAAGGATATATAAAGAGGATTGGTAGAAAATTTATTGTAGTATGATAGCTATACTACTATAAATTATTATTAGTGGTGGCTCAAATTCATTAGGGTATAATAATTGAATCACCTATATTTGCGTATGATTTATCAATTACCAAACGGAAGAATAATAGAAATGTCACTAGAACAGTTCCTTGAACTAGATGACATAGAAATTAGAGAACTAAATGGTCTTGGTAAAGAATACACTTCTGATATAACTAATCCTTTTTATAAATCTACTCTTAACACTAATAAGAGAGAGAAACCTGATGAACCAGAAATCTGGGAGTTTCAAGAAAGAGAACCAGATCTTGATGAAATCAAGGATATAGAAAAGATGGAAGATAAATACTTCCATAGAGATGACACATAATCAAAGTTAATTAATCAAATAAATATTTAAAAAATGCAAAACCAAACAAGCAAGGTTAGGGTAAGTCCTGACGACCAAGGAAATGTAATAAGAGTATCTAAGAACAATCCAGAATATGGATGTATTAGACTAGAACAACAAAGAGTATCATTCAACACACAAGGATGGGTAAACAATAAGAAATTAAGTTGTTTAATCCACGGTAAAGTAGAAGACTTACAGTCTTTAGCATTTGATGCTGAAACAGAACTACCAGGTAAAATAGTAGTTAGAGAACAATTGTCACCATTTAGTGGTAAAGATCCTGATAGAGATCTTAAAATAGCAGGTGACACAGGAGTAGTATGTTGTAAATATGGTGAACCAATCTACAGAAAGTCATTTTATGTTACTAATGAAGATGAATCAGATATATTTATAGCACATACTAACACTGAAGATATCCAAAATGCTAACGGAGGATCAAAAGGACAGCTTTCACAGTCAGAATTAGATGAAATAATGACTAAATCTGATAAAAAAAAGTCTAAAGCTGAAAAAGAATCTGAAGTAACAATGGAAGATATCAAAGAAAATGACTCTAAAGAAGAGGTTATAGAAGAACCACAAGAAGAAGAAGTAGAAATGGAGAATGAGACATTTGAACTATAGGAATGATCAACCTTAACTGATCACACTTGATTTGATTAGATGTGGACTTTGTTACCTCACATCTATTTGAATTAAATTTTTCATTTGAGAAGGGCAGATCCGGAACCGGCTGCCCTTTTCTTTTTATAAACTCACTTAATACAGATTTTAACTATGCTAACACATGAACAATACCAAAAAATAAAACCAAACTTAGACAACTTAATAACTAAAAGACAAGAGGAAAGATATTTATATCTAGGAATATTGTCTGAATATCAACTAATTAAGAAAGATCTAACACAACCAATAGTTTATACTAAATTAAATCCGCATCAACACTTTTTATTTAAGAGAACATTACATGGATTAAAGATGTATAAACCTGACCAAGTGTCTTCCATGCACTGGGACAAGAAAAGAAGAATAACCAAGGTATGGAAAAGAGGACAAGAGGTTATTAATGAATGGAAACAACTCATTTCTTATAAACAAATTCAACCAATTTTTCGTATATTTGCTAAATCAGAATTAGGTAGAGCAATATATGAAATGCCATTTGAATATTTACCTGATTATAAGAATAGAATGACACTCAAAGAGCTAGGGATAACTTATGAAGATTTAATTCTAAAGTTTATAGGTGTAGGATTATTACCAAAAAACTATTTTAGTTTAAAATGAGACAGAAATCAAAGAAGATGCAGAAACTTGACGCAAAGTATAGTCAATTGAGGAGGGTATTCCTCACTGATTATCCTATGTGTCAAGCTGCACTTCCTAAATGTACTCATAAATCAACAGATGTTCATCATAAAAAAGGTAGAGGTATATATCATAATGATGTAAGTACCTGGTTATCAGTATGTAGGACATGTCACAATTGGATTGAAGCAAATCCAATAGAAGCAGAAGAATTAGGACTCTCAATAAACAGAATAACATGATAAGATTATTAACATTTTTAGCACACACATTAGAAAAAGAGCAATTATATAAACTTGCTATGTTTCTCACGGATAATCCTGAGATAATAGATCAAGAAACATTATTGCACATAATAAATGAAGTAAATGGTTTTGAACAAGAATCAATACCAGATGAAATAAATGAAAAACTTAATAAAATTCAAGAACATTTTAAAGAAATGGATAAACATGCAGAATTAGAAAAATTATTAAGAGATAATAATATAAGTTTAAATTAAATGGAAGTGAAAGAAATATCAAGAGATAAAGTACAAACAGATGCTTTAGATATAGCAATTAATAATAATAGAGCAACGCTCGGTATATCTATGGGTGTTGGTAAAACAAGAATTGCCATCAACCATTTTATGAAACTATATGATGCATTTATGAGAGTATTAGTTGTAGTTCCAAAATGGTCTGTAAAAGACTCTTGGGAAAATGAACTTAAAAAAATAGAACAACTAGAACTTTTACAACATATAGAGTTTACAACATATTTATCATTAAATAAACTTAATCCAAATGATTATGATATAGTTTATTTAGATGAATGTCATAGTTTATTAGAAACACATGAAACATTTCTCTCTGAATTTAAAGGTAGAATACTAGGTTTAACTGGTACACCACCTAAATCCGGTGAGAAATTAAAGATGGTCAACAAGTATTGTCCTGTTAAATACACATTTAGTGTAGATGATGCAGCTGACAATAGTATACTTAATGACTATCAGATCATAGTACATGAATTAGAATTATCTAAACTGAAAACTGTCAAGAAAACTACTAGAGATGGTAGAACGTGGTGGACTTCAGAAAAATCAGACTATGATTACTTTACTGGTGCACTGGGAGATGCTCAGACACCAAAGCAAAAGCAATATTTATCTATTATGCGTATGAAAGCAATGATGGATTATCCTACTAAAGAAAATTATGCTAAAGGTTTAATTAAAAATATAGGATCTAAATGTATTGTTTTTGCTAATACACAAGCACAAGCTGATAGAATGTGTAAACACAGCTATCATTCTAAAAATACCACATCAGAGGATAACTTACAGTTATTTAGTGATGGTAGAATAGATAAGCTGTCTTGTGTATTACAATTGAGTGAAGGAGTTACAATACCCAATTTACGTCAAGGTATTATTATGCATGCATATGGTAATGAACGCAAGTCAGCACAAAGAATAGGACGTTTGCTGCGCCTAAATCCAAGTGAGACTGCAACATGTCATATATTATGTTATAAAAATACTCAAGATGTAAAGTGGGTAAACTCCGCACTTGCTTCCTTTGATGCAAGTAAAGTTAAATATTTTAATCCTTTAGAAAGATGATACAAAAATTTAAGAAATGGCTAACAGTAGGTACTGTTGGCTCAAAATTCAGTTTATTTAAGTTTATCATAATAGGTGAACTAATATTAATTATAGGTTTAGTGGTTTGTATATGTAATAACCATTCTTTAAAGAAAGAAAGAGATGCGTTACAACAACAAATAGATAATCAAGCAATAATGTTAGAACACATAGATGAAAAAGTATTAACACCATTAGGTCTTAAAACATTTTAAAATGGAAAACTTATTGACAATAGGAGCACTCTTCATCTTTGGTGGAGCGTGCTTCGCATTAGGAATGTATATAACTACACAAATAGGTAGTTGGATAGAAAAAAATATCAAAAAAGATAAATAATATGGGAAAGATGAAAAACATATTCATTCAAATGCAGAATGAAAAATGGGAAGGTACTCCCGCAGAATATTTAAAAAAAATACTAAAACTAAAAGAAAATGCCAAGACAAACTTACTCAAAAAAAATAAATGAATGGGATCTAGATATAGAATACCAATATATACCAGCTGAACCATCTACACATGATTATCCAGGATATGGACCAAATATAGAGATAGAAGCTATATACTTATGGAATGATGAAATAAATGTATCAACTGATGAACAAGTTGATATGTCTGATTTCTTTTATGAACTATGTCCAGATACAATGAGAGAAATAGAAGAAGAAATATTAGAAGAACATGAAAATTTGTAATTATGACTGATAAAGAACTTCAAGAATGGGAAGAAGAAGCTAAAGAAGCTAATCAAGATATTAAGTATATACTTAAAATAAGTATTATTGCAGGCTTAATAGTATTAATATTATATTTAATATCATGAAAAATAATTTCTTTTCAATAATGAAAAAAGTGGGTGATGAACTTACTCACACTATAAAGGCTAAAGGTAAACTCTATGACACTTGGGTTAAAGAACTACCTGAAGGAACCAAAGTAGAAATATTTGTTAGTATAGCTGGTGAAGATGGAACTAATGCACAACTTGCAAAGGTTCATGCTATGATCAGAGAGTTAGCAAATGAAGTGGGACATACATTTCAAGAAATGAAACTAGAAGCAAAGAGAAAAGCTGGATTGTGTTTTGTTAGAGATAAACAAGAATATTGTAAATCATTTAAAGATTGCAGTAAACAAGAATTAAATCTTGTTATACAAGCATTAATAGAAATAGGAGATTTTACTGGGATAAATCTTCGTTAGATTTTTTCTTTTTTTTAGCAGCTTCTTTAGCTTCTGCTTTTTTTCTTTCTAATTCTTTTATTCTTTTTTCTTCATGTGCTTTCCATACATCTCTATCTTGTTTATATTCTTCTAATGTTGCTTCTTCAGCATCTGATTGAATTATAGAATCAAGAGAATCACCAATAGTTTTATCTGTTTCTACCCATTTACCTTGTTCAGCAGCTTGATAATTAAGTTCAGTAGTTATAGATATTAATGTCCACAAAGCTTTAATTTGTGGAGTTATTTGTTCTGGTTCAACACCTTTAAAGTTTACTCTAATCATTGTAAATGCTTGAATAATTTCTTGTGCTTCCATACTATCCATTATAAAATGCATAATATCATCTATATGTTTTTTAAAATGACCAGAAATAGGAAGTAAAACTACTTGATCATCAGGTATTTTCATAATTTTTTCTTTAGGAAGTTTTTTTAGAATTTCATCTTCAGTTTTAATTCTACTTTCTTGAGTAGTAGGTTTAACTTTTTTTGGTTCTTCAGCCATAATAATAGTGTTTAATACTATAAAGATACAATAAATTTAGTATCTTTACAAACCCTTAAAATAAATCAATATGTTTCAAGAGGATATATTAGAAATGACAACAGAGATTCAACAATTCAAAAATGAATTTGAGTCAAAATATAATAAAAATATAAATATATTAGTTAGTGATCAATCAGATGTAACTGTCAATGTAAGACAATGGGAAGATGAGATAGTTGCAATGAAAGAAGCACACCAAATTAAAACTATAGAAATACTTGAAAAATTAGTATTAGGAACAATGAGACAATTGTATCCTGAATTTAAAGGACGTAGATCCTTGGGAAAAGACTGTAGAAGAAGAGAATTTGTAATATTCAAACAAATCTTTTGCTATGTATGTAATAAAATAGGATTTACATTACAATATACAGGAGCTCATATTAATAAACATCATGCAAGTGTAATACATAGTATTAAACAAGTAGAAGGTTTACTAGATATAGGTGATGTACAGGTATGTGAAGCATATGATAAATTAAAAGAAAATATTAGAAATTATGTTAGAACTATTCCAGAAGATATTAAAAGACAAACTTACACCGAACCAATTACTTCTCTTGTA